AGAATATAATTCACCCATATTATTTAATTTAATAGGATAAACTGGTTTCTTATAAATATCGGTCCATTCAGTAGTAGGATTATTTAATGTGGGTCTATTACTCCAAATTGTAGGTTGAAATTCTATTTCATTAGTAATACGTTTGCCATCAATAATTTCACGGGTATGTAGCGTATTACCATAACGATAAACATTGGTGTAATAACCCATATTTTTAGACTACGATTTTGGTTGGGGGAACTACAATTTTGGAGAATAGGGTATTATAATTATTCAATACCTCAGGATGGATTCTACCTGAACCAATAATAGCATTAGTGTTTAGAATAATTGGCCCCTCTGAATGTGGCATAAAAGCACCAAAACCAGATGCCAAACCTTTTTCCGTTTTATGATATACTACTGAAACAGCATCGTCAATAACAAAGAAATTATCCTCGGCACTCACAACATTACAAATAATTTCTTCGTTGGTCACTAACTTAAATAATTTAATATCACTCATTTATATACTCCTAGCGGGCAAATTTAGAAAAATCAGGGGCAATATAACTTTCACCCTTTAGAATTTTACCATCTTCTCGTCTATTTACAAGTCCAGTCTCAGGATTAATTTTGGACATATTAGATTTTACTACTTCATTCCAAATTTCCTCTGGATCAACTCCAGTAGATTGTAATGCTCCTAGAGTTACTACTAGAATGTCTGCTAATTCTTTTAGGGTATTAGTAAATTCAGTGGAATCAAAAAATTCATTACTTTCTTCCTTGATAAGTTCTGTATACAAATATAATTGTTCTGGATTATATTTACCAACAGTTTGTCCAGAGGCAAGCATAAATACCGCCTGATCATTAAAAACATTACTCATGATATTACTCCAATAAAAAAAGGGAAGAACCATACTTCCCTTTATATAATACTACAAAATGGTTATCGTGTCAATGTTATTGTGCGATATTTTCCATTAAAAGTTCAGGTTTATTACCAGAAAGAAGTGGAGTATTAATCTCGATACGTCTTGGTAATTTATGAGCAGGAATAACATTTGTTAGATGAATTTTTAGAATTCCATCTACAATTTCTGCGCCATTTACTTCTACGGTATCAATCAATTTAATACTTTTACTAAAACTTCTAGTGGCGATACCTTTATGAATATAGGTATAGTTATTGTTTGTTTCTTCTGTTTTTGCTCCTTTAATAGTAAGTAAATTATTTTCTACAAGAATTTCAATTTCATCTTTAGAAAAGCCTGAAACTGCTAATTCTACTATATACTCATTATCATTAATTCTAATGATATTATGAGGTGGATATTTATTAGGTTCTGTAAAATTGGCTCTTGATAATTTCTCTAAATCAGCAAGAATTGTATCAAAACCTAATGAAGAATGGTATAATGGTTGATAAGTTCTCATGTTTTTTTCTCCTTTCTCCCAAATAATTAGCGAGAATATTAAATTTCATCCAAAATTGGCATGAAATATTTACTAATGATTAGTAAATTCAGTATTATTCTGGTTCGTCTTCAGTAGAACCAGAATGTTGTTCTTGTAACTTAGAGATTTGATCCTCTCCTTGTTGTTTAATCTTTTGAATAAGCGCATTAACACTTTCTACTGGCTTGGCTAATGAATTAAGCACCTGGTTAATTTCACTGACCTTCAAAGTTAAGTTTAGTTCAATTTCATTTTCATTCATATTTATATTCTCCGGTATTAATATTTTTTGCCGATATGATATTTTTCTACTAATTCCCACTCATCTTTTTCTTTATAGGGAATAATTTTAATAGTAGAAAGAGTAACTTGATCGGTAAATTTGCTGGGATTAAGGATAGTGATTAATCCCCATTCATGTAATAGTTTAGCAATAGTATTTCTGCGTTTTACATCATCTACTGATAATGAAGAAAATTTTCCATCTAATGAAAATAATTCTTTATAATGAACAATAAAATATTTGCCTTGCTTATGTAATACACAACAACTCTGGAATAATTTCTTATCTTTTTTAGAGGCAATACCAATTCTGGTTAATGTCTCCTTTACTTTTAGGAAATTATCAGGAGTCTTGAATGTAATTTCTAACATTGATTCTGGAGTCCAATCGTATAAAATCACATCATTAGTAATGTTTGGTTTGTTATTCTCATTCATCTTTACCACCTTTATTCAATTTATCTTTTATATATTGCAATTGCTCAGAATTAAGCAAAGAAAGTGCTTCAACTGCCTTTCTTGTAGAATATTTATAATATTCTTTAATTGCATTAATATTTATATCGATATCATTATCACGTTTATCCCAATTTATATATCGCTTACGCTTACTAATTACATAAAAATAAAAATCATATTGCATTTTTTTATTAATATTACAATTTTTATTCATTTCATTGACGTAGAATATATTCTCTGGAAAATAAGATAATGCCTTATTCACCAGAAATTGATTATATTCCTTCGCAACTTCAGGATCATTGAATAAATAATCCTTATTAAAATGAATAGAATTAATGAAATCAAACGAATTCATATTAAAATCCTATTTCCCGCATATTATCATGATCTACCATGAAATGTGTTAATGGAAATTTAATGGCTAATTTTTCTAACAATTCTTCCTTACTTTTTCCCTGAATAATAAATTCATTAGTATTCTTTCCATGAACTAGAAAAGAATCATCTGTTTTAGTAACAATAATATCAATTCTATTAATTTTATTTAACAATGGACTATTGGTATATATGTCTATTTTAGCACGAAATCTACCAATGTGATACCATAAAAAACTAAAAAGGGCAACTGATAATAAACAAAATATATTAAAGTTCATAAAAAATTACACTCACTCATTATTTCAGTTAGGCAGGCTAATAAATTGATTTCTTGATTAGCCACAAATGACGCTTGATATTGATATTTGGCTAAGGTTAATACTAATTGGGGAATACTTTCTTTTGTTAGCCATTTATCACTATGAATATAAAGTTCATCAAAAATCTTATTGATATCAGTATCGTTATTGCTACTTACCCATTTACGAGTCTCTGTATATTTCTTATTTTTTAATAAGTTAAATAATACTCGATAGGATTCCTGAGATAAATTAAGTAAAATACCAGAATCTATATGACCTGATACCGAATATCTCTGAATCTCATTTAATATCCTTCTATAATCAGGAAAATGGTTCTCAATTAGTTGAACGATACTCTTGATATCATAGGTAATATTTTCTGCTACTAAAATAGCAATAATACGTTTTAGAAATTGTGATTTTAATTGGGGAATTTCTTCTTTAGGAATAACAAAATCAATTACTTGACATCTACTATGAATGGGGGCAATAAGTCTATTTTTATAATTACAGGTAAGAATAAATCTACAATTAAGAGCAAATTCTTCCATGAACGCTCTTAAACCTGGTTGAGCACTAGCGGAAAGATATTCACTTTCATCAATAATAACAATTTTTTTAGAATCTGTTAGAGACATTGAAGAAGCAAATGATCTAATCTTATTTCTAAGAACATCAATACCTGTTTCTTCTGATCCATTGATAAATAATACCTCAGCATTAACTTCTGAACATAATGCTCTGGCACTACAAGTCTTACCTTGACCCTGAGAACCCGCTAAAAGGAAATTAGGTAATTCTCCTTTATTAATATAGTCAAAGAAAGTTTGTTTAATACCGGAGGGTAAAATACATTCTTCAATAGTCTTAGGGCGATATTTCTCTACAAATAAAAAATGTTCAAGCATGGTTTTTTCTTATCCAGTTACGAAAATAATCATAATAAAAATTGGTTAATTTATCCTGAAGCCAATAAGGTTTATTTTTCCAAATTGTTCCGGCTAAGGTAGCATTATAATGATCTCCTACACAAAATTCAAATACTTTTTTATCTAACAAAAATCTAATTTTATTAGTGAATGATAATGGTTGGCAGATATATTCATTGGTTGAATTGTCTTCTTGAAAATAATGTAATTTATTATTTACCTTACATAATCCTGATACTGGACCATCATAATAAGTATGAATGAATACTACTACCATATCATCTGATGATATTCTAATATACATTAAAACTTAGAATCATTTTCTAATGCAATGAAATATTTAATTGGAATATTCTTAGCAGTAAAACAACCTAATTTTTGAGTAAGGTATAGAGTATAATCATCAGGAATAATCTTCAAATTTTCAATCTTAAAATTAGCCTTAAAGATTTTATCGGTTTCTCCTACAATAGCAGAGAAGTTATTGCTACTGGTATTACTCTTATCAGTAATTAATACCTCAATTTTATTACCATCACCAATAATACAAAAATCACAGGCTTTTAGAACGGTTGATACCTTTTTAAGTTGAGCAATTAATTCACTACTTAATGATATTTCAGTAAAAACATTTTCAATAGTATCTCTACGTTTCCTGAGAATGTTAAGAATATCATCGCCCTCACGAATAAGGATATCTCTTTCGGTAGAACGGTATTGAATATATTTATTATTTTCCCCAATTTTTACTTCACGTTCAGTAAATTCTAAATCAGGATTATCAAATAAATTAAATGCTCCTAGAAATTCATATAGATCATAGATAGTAAACTCACATGGAAATTGTTCCCCAATATAAGCCTCTACTAAAATATTTCTGGATGCTGCATAAGTTGATAATCGATTTCCTGGGTCAATTAATAAATTGATATTAATTGAGGCAAAGTTTTTTAGAATTGCCATTGTTTCTTTAGATATATTCATTTAATTCTCCCATATAATATATTATTATAAACTATTAGACTAATTATGTCAATGATTCTTTTTTCTTATAGAGATTCTTTAGTTCACGTGATAAATACCAACTAGCCTTCTCTAAATCTTCTATCTCTTTATCTAAATCATCAATACCTTCCTCGGTTTTTGATCCTGCCCTTAATAAATACTTAACAACATTACCTCTGCTAAAATTAAGTCTGAAAGCCTCAATAATATCAATAACTTCCATTAAAGCACTTTTATAATGCTTGGGGCTATTAACTTTTTCGATTGTTTCCTTATTACTCATTTTATCCCCTACAAAAATAAAATCTTTAGGTTCAAGTTTCATTATATAATTCCCCTTTTAATAATAATAAGGGGGTGGGTCTTCGTCTGGATGTTCGGCTTTTGTAAGACCATCACAATTAATAACTTCTGGTTCAAGTTCCCCGGCAATTTTATCATAGAGATCAATAAAAGCAGACTTGGTATTGATATCAAAACGATTGCAACATAGT